GGGGTATATATAGGAAAACACCACTTTGCTTCCAGTTTCCCCCATTTGTGCGTCCTGCCACATGGATTGTTAAATATTTCACAGGTTGGCGTGTTGCATAAAAGCTAGCATATATATTTGTGCATTATTCCATATTGTAATTTTGCTGCCGGTATGCTATACTATAATTGCAAAGGGGATAAGGGATAAGAAATAAAGCAAAGCCCTTAGCCCTAATAACAGAAAAAGGAGATTATAAAAATGTCTTATGAATTGAAACCCATCTACTCTAATCAGAAGTCCTTTTACGGAAAAGCTATGGTGTCTGTTGACACCGGCGCGGACACACATTATATTTTGCGCAGTTACGGCACGCCCGTGCTAGCGGTTGAAGTAGCCGAAAACGGCAACATTTATATTTCTCGTTTGTGGGCGTCTTATTCAGCGACGACAGGCCGCCATGTTCGGGATTTTACTTATCAGGTATGCGACTACGTTCTCAACAAACCTGAATGGGATAAAATGGCCGTCGGATATTGGTACAAACTTACTGACGGCGGCATTCTTGATTTTGTATAACCCGCGCGCCTTATGGCGCTAATGTAGCCCGGTTTATACCGGCCGGTCACAAGCCCGGAAAAATACAGAGTGGCGCTAAAATACTAGAAAAAAGGAAGGTATTCAAAAATGAAAAAAATGGTACAACTTTGAAACGGCGTTTGTAACGTTGGCCGACAGCCTATCAGCCTATCTGAAACGGAACGGCATTTACTATGAACGTTCCGGCGCGTATGGTAACTATCACTTTGAGATTCTCACAGACGAGAACGGCGTTATTTCAATCAATGCGTTTCTTGACGCAAATACTATGATGGAGGGATAATTTCTATGAAATATAGCGAACTTTCATCCGAACGTCGCCGCACGTTCACGCTTGGTATCACGGACATTGACCATGAAATGACGTGCGAAACTGGGAACGGAACGTACACATATAGCGAATATGCCGCCCGCAAAGCGCTACTTGAAAATAAGGTTTTTCAGTTGGACTGTGCAGCGTTTGGCTTCCCTGACGATATGGTTATTAATGAATCAGATACGCCCGACGTTTTTGATATCGACGTTTTTTGGCGAAAGAAATCTTAAATCCGAAACGTTCCTTTTTAGGAACGTCGTAGCGAGATGAGCGCCGCTGCCTGATGATGGAAATGCTCAATATTGAAAGAGGGCCGCGCCGCCCGAATAGGCGCAGAAAGGAAAAAAGCTATGAAAAACATCACTAGAACTATCCGCATTCTCAACGTTGAGTATCCCGTCAAGGCCGAAAACGGGTTCGAGACGCGCACGGCGAACGTCATTGACAAGGGCGCCGCTGCTATCCGCGCGGAACTCAAAGAGAAATGCGCTGGCGAAAACGTGAAATTCCTTGGTGAGTATGATGTTATCGGCGTGGACGAGAATCTGGTTTCCATGGACATTGAGACGTTTGTCCGTTACGCGCAGACCGTCCGCTAACAAAAATCATAGCTGCGCTATCGGCTATACGGGCAGAAAGGAAAAAATATGAACAATATTGTTATCAAAGGCCGCTTGACTGCTGACCCCGAAATGCGCAAAACTACTAACAGCGTCCCTGTCGCAAATTTCACCGTTGCCGTTGACCGGATGTTCAACCGTGATGAAACGGACTTCTTCCGCTGCACGGCGTGGCGCTCAACCGCTGAATTCGTTAATCAGTATTTCAAGAAAGGGCAGGAAATTCTTCTGGCCGGCGAAATGCAGTGCGACGTTTGGGAAGATGAGAACGGCGAAAAACATTCGTATTGGTCTGTTCAGGTCGCAAATGTCGAATTCTGCGGCAGCAAGGCAGAAATCGCTAGTACGCCCAAAAAGAAAACGTATAAGAAGTAATCAAACTAGCGGGCGCGTGTAAATTACATTCGCCCGCTTTTTCCATAAGAAGGGAGTTAATAACAATGAATAAATTTCTTGAATATCTTATTTGTGCAGTAATTGGAGCATTGCTTGTGGCTATTTGCGTTTTCTTTCCGGCGGTGATTTGCTGGTGAATCGTTTTCCTCCGCGCTGTGAATACGCAAAAACGTGCTTTGAGTGCCCATTTCCAGACGTTCCGCCATCTTGTAACCATGATTTTAGTGCTGAAGATTACCGAGACGGAATTCAAATTTTTCGGTCGAAAAGAATCGAACCATTCCCGCGCCTAGCTATTGGCGAAAATGCAGAAGTTTCTGCCGTTTTGAACAGAGAGTATAATATATTGTATCTGTCGTTTTTCTATGATAAGTTTTTTTATGGATATATCGACATAGGCCGTCGTTCTCCGTATAATAAAGCAAATGTTTTGTATTCTATTGGACTTGAACAATCTCTTGGTAGAAAACGCGCCTATCAGCTAGTGCAGGGGTGTTACAAGTATTGTTTTGGCGTAGGGAATCTTATGTCTCACGCAATAGACCGCTTTTATGGCGACATTATTTCCCATAAGGTTAAAGGTGAAATAAGCAAGAACGAATACTATGCCATTTGCGATAGGCTGAAATTAAAGAAAGGATATACATTAGTATGAATAACAATTCTTATGTTATTATTTCTGCGGACAAACTTAAGGCAATATTTATGAACTGCTGCCCGCCTAGTACATCACATTCGCACACTAGCCACCTAGCACGAGAAGATTGCTTTGATATTGATTGTATTGATTGCTGGAAATCATGGCTAAAGGACGGTGAATAACAATGCCCCGTAAAAGAAAACCTTTAACAGAATGGCAGAAACAAGCTAAAAACTTCAAGGCTAGAATTCGCTATTCTGAGAAAAAAGGATATGCTATTTCAAAGCATGCGCGTTATGCTTATGAGCACATCAAGGATTATACTGCCGAAGAACTAAAGGGCTTTACGCATGAATATATCCGCGAAATTGATAGCATTTCAGAAGCGCAGTTGATTGTCGAAAATTATCGCCAATTCCTTAAAGAATTTATCAATCCGGGCGAAAAATATGAATCTAAAGGCGCTCATTTACTGCTAGCTTGGTTCAATTCGCTGTTAGATACGCGAAGTGTACGGAAAGTTGCCGAAATGGTTAAGCGCGGCCTCGAAGAAAACGGGTTGCCTGATTATTCCGTGAAATACCGTGAACATGACGCGCTTGCCTATATTGGTAAAATGCAAGCATGGTTGCCCGAAGATATGCGTCTATCTGACGATCAAGTGTATAATTATGCTAACAATCAGGACGAATTTGAGAGCGGCTATGACTACTAAAAATAAAAAGCGCCAGATTGAACAGAGGGCTATTGTACCACGCTATGCTTGTGACTTTGAAACCAGCGTATTTGAAGGGCAGGAGTACACAGAGGTTTGGTCTGCTGCTTATGTTGAAATAGGTGGAAAGTCAGAGCAAGTAACTGTATGTAAGTCAATCGGGGAGTTCTTTGATGATATGTTTTCCCATGATGCCCGCCGTCAAATTCTCTACTTCCACAATCTTAAATTCGACGGCGCTTTCATCCTTGACTATTTCATTTCTCAGCTTGGCTGGAAGCAAGCATATATACATACTGGTGAAAGTCAATTTGAAGGAACAGTCTGGGATAATGACAAAGAAATGCCAGCAAAAAGTATTAAGTATATGATTGCGGACAAGCAAGGCGTTTGGTACAGTATAGTAATTAAGGGCGCTAACAGCAAGATTATCGAAATTCGTGATAGCCTAAAGCTGCTCCCGCTTTCATTAAAAGCCCTAGGCAAATCATTTAACACAAAGCATCAGAAACTTGAAATGGAATACAAGGGCGAACGTCATGCGGGCGGCTTCATCAGCCCGGAAGAATATGAATACATTGCAAATGACGTTCTAGTTCTTAAAGAATGCCTAGAAACAACATTTGCAGAGGGGCATACACGTCTGACTATTGGTTCGTGCTGCTTTGATGAGTGGAAGAAAACACTAGGCGGTGATTCTATTTATAAAGAACAATACCCCAATTTGTGGCAGCGGCATATTGATGAAGAAATATATGGCTCTCCGTGCATTGGCCGGTATATCCAGCGCGCATATAAAGGTGGCTGGTGCTATGTAAATCCTAAGTTTGCCGGAAAGCCACAAGCTAAAGGATGTACATTCGACGTTAATTCCCTGTATCCTTATGTAATGCATAGTATGTCTGGTAATGAATACCCGGAAGATTTGCCTAGTTTTTGGCACGGTAATTACATACCTGAGTGTTGCACATTAGGCGAGAAAAAACGAGACGGCAGTAGGTATAAGCCTGATTATTATTTCATCCGCTTCAAATGCCGGTTCAAGCTGCGCAAGGGCTTTTTGCCAACCGTACAAATCAAAGGCAATCCATTGTATAAAGGCACAGAGTGGTTGAAAACATCCGACGTGTATAATCCACGCACAGGTATATATTATGATACCATTATAAATTCTGACGGTGAGAAAGTCAAACCATTTGTGACGCTCACAATGACTTGTTCTGACTATGAATTATTCCGTGAACACTATGATGTGTTCGATTTAGAGATACTTGACGGCTGCTATTTTCAGACAAGAAAAGGCATATTTGACAAGTATCTTAACAAATATAGAGAAATTAAGGAAAATAGCACAGGTGGTATTCGCTATCTTGCAAAGCTATTTTCAAACAATCTGTACGGAAAAACCGCTGCGTCCCCGGACAGTAGCTTCAAAGTAGCTTATGTAAAAGACGATTCATCTATTGGCTTTTACCCGAATTACGCGCAGGATAAAACGCCGGGCTACATAGCCATAGGCGCTGCAATAACAAGCTATGCCCGCTGTTATACTATCCGCGCCGCACAAGCGAACTATGAGCACTTTTGTTATGCTGATACTGATAGTATTCACCTTAATTGTAGCCCGGAAGAAGTAAAAGGAATTACAGAGCACCCGCGCACATATGGCTGCTGGAAATGTGAGAGCGAATGGGATTATGGTCTGTTTCAGCGTCAAAAAACCTACGTCGAGCACGTGGTTAAAGAGAATCATGAAGAAGTGAAGCCACATTATGACTTGAAGTGCGCAGGTATGCCGCAGCGCAGCAAGAAATTATTCTTGCAGTCGTGCGGCGAAGATGAAGGAATCGAGCCTGAGAATGATATGGAACGAGAATTCCTGTATGAACGTAGAAGCATTGAGGACTTCAAGGTTGGTTTGTGCGTACCGGGGAAGCTGCGGCCTAAGAGAATTCCGGGCGGCCTTGTGCTGGTAGATACGACATTTCAATTTAAGGAGTAAAAAATTACACCCCCTACCAAAATGATAGGGGGTATAACTATATCTAAAACACTGCTTGCTGCTGCGCGGTCGCTAATACCGAAAACCTACGCCGGGCTGGTTTCACCCAGTAGCCTCCCGCCGTGGCACAGCAGGGACGCGGTGCAGATACCTTAACATGAGATAGTTTTTACAAGGGCTTCTTTGCTTTCAAGATTCTTGAATCTGAATCTTCCCATTTCAAACTGGTGTCTCAGCAGGGCAATGAGGCTATCATAACCGCCGCCGAGAATATAGTCAACATCGTGGTCATCCGTATTGACAGTGATTTTCATGGGATGTGTATGGTCAACGGACGGCGAACAGTAAAGCATACTGCCAAACTTATTAGCTTCCGGGTATTCCCTCACGCCATATTCATTGCCATGATATTTAATCGTACACAAGTACACATTCTTACCAGTCATTTCTTCGACAAAGGCTTGATTATCACTCAAGTATTTGCCGCTATCAGAGAATCCGATGTATGCGGTCTTGCTGAACGCTTTAGAGAATCCGCTTTCAGCTTGTGCTTTTGCAGCGCTTTCATTGTAACCTTGTTCCAGCACAAATCCATGCCCGCGCATGAATTTCACCTTATCATTCAGTCTGCTGCTGATTCCCATAGCAGAGTAGTACGGGTTCAGCACAGTAACAGGGTTGCTAATCATAATAACCGGCACATATCTGCTTTGTTCGCCGCCACCTCTTGCAATGGATTTGTGAATGGAGATGAACTTATTCATCTCATTCGGGCAGTACACTCCTGTTTCACTTTGGAACTCGTCGAACAGCAGCACAGTTGTGTCATTAAGATAGTGCGAATATTTCTTCACTTGCTCAGCGGAGTTGAGTGCCACGGCATAGCCGCAACACTCAGCCTCGCCGCCGTCTTTTGCAAGCATCAAATGTACAAAGGCTTTACTTTCAGACATTTGCTGCGTAAGAGTATATCCGGGAAAGAACAGCGCTCCAATTTCCTTAAAGAATTTGTCCGCGCAATCCTGCAATTCATATTTATATCTATAAATCAGGCAAAACTTCCCCTTGCCTCTGAGATACCTACGCACAACATAGCGGTTAAACCATGTGGTTTTGCCCGCGCTTCTGTTGCTGGTGCAGATATAAATTTCAGGGCGGTTGCCGTCAATGTCATTAAGGCTAAGCAGCTTTGTGCCATCATAATACTTGCTTTCCATTTCTTACCCTTTCGTATCTACGTAGCGCTTCATAATAATGAGCGCTCGCATAAGCGTGTCATTCAGATTGATATTTCCCATCCCGTCGCCCTCGATTGCGTCACAGTCAATCAGGGCTTTAATGTCATCGTATGCCCATTTCGGGACATCGTTAAGAGTTTTGTAAACCATTTCATCTTCCTCGCTTTCAGGTTCGGTTTCAGTTTCAGGTTCTTCCTCGTCGGCAAGCAGAGAATAATTAGGAACGCCGTACCCCCGCACATAGCGGGAGTTGACAAGAATATTACGTCTGCCAACAGTGTCGCCCTTGTTTCCTTCGATAACCGTAATATTGTATCCGTTGCAGCTTTCAACAATGCCTACATGATCGGGCACGCCAGTGCAGTCACCGATTCCGCTGTCGTCCCAGTCGTAGAAGATAATGTCTCCCGGTTTCGGAATGTAGTCGTCGCGCTCTTCCCAGCAGTTAGCAAACATATACTTGCTAATCATTTCTGGGCACGAACACTCAGGGAATACAATGCGGGAAAATCCCGCAATGTACCCCATAGCGCTCACAAACGTGGCGCACCAAGCGTCAGTATACTTCACCTTGTACCCTCTGGGCCTAGGCTGATTGTTGTTGTAAATATCAATGATTTCCTGCTTCTGTCCGTTGTAGGTATTTGCACCCATATAAGCGCGGGCAGTTGCAACGAGAATTTCACGGAGTTTGGTTTCGGTCATTTGTTAGTCCTAGCCTTTCATGATTACTTTGTGATATATGTGTATGACGCGGCGCTGGGAGAAACAGTAATGGTGTGAATATTAAAGCCATTGGCCGCCGAATTTACGAAGGTAAGTTCATATGAGGAAGCGCCGGACTTATCATAAGCCACCATTCTCATCTGATTTGTCCCAAGACTAAGCCAGACATTTCCGCCGCCATTGGTAATCTCGCTATCAATATCGCTATAATTATAGCTCTTGACTTCCTCTTCGGATACATCAATAACCACTGCCTTTTTGGCCTTATCATCCACATACTTCTTCGTGGCAATATGCATGTCCCCAACTGGGTCGGATGCCATGGCAATTTGTGGCATTTCCCAAGTTTTGGGATCGAGAGAAAGTGCGAAGTCGTTATAAAATCCAACACTATCTCTGGTTATTGCGAGCTCGTTGCTTACAATCAGGGTAATGTCATCATCTCCGTCCGATGACGTGTACACAAAAGTAATGTGTTGCGGTGTAACCTCCGTTATGGGAGCAAAAGCTTCTATGTTTGCTTCGTCGAATATCAGGTGCGCGATTACTCTTTTGCCACCGTTAACCGCTTCTTGGATTTGGCCAAACGTTTTATCCGATGTTGCTGTGTATTTGCCATAAACATCGCTGGTAATAGTTGCGTTAACCACAAACACGCCCGCGGCATCCACATTCTCTCGCGCCTGTTTCTTCTGCGCTTCTGTGAGCGTCTGCGCGGTGTAGAGGACAGCATCGGGCGAACCGCCACTTGCGACCTTAGCTTTAACGTACTCGACGGTCGCTGCCGCATTGGTGTCTGTGTCGGTCGGCGTTTTCACGCCGGTCAGCAGTGTGGGTGTGTCCTCGTTCACGTCAGAAATATCAAGCGCAAAACCACCACCGCTTCCTGACGGGGACAGGCCGACACCAATTCCAAGGGGCTCGTTCGCGGGGGTCAAAGTCAGATACCCCTGAACCTGCGGACTGTTATGGCCAAGTGCGCCGATATTCTTGCGCGCCTGAAGCCGCTGCGCCTCGTCCAAGGTCTGCGCCGCGTCGTATCGCACTGCGCCAGCAGAACCACTAGCCCCGGCTACACTATCATCTACATACTTCTTAATTACCTTGTTCTGAACAGCGTTGGTAGAAGTATCAGACATAGCTGTGTCCACAGGTGCAGCGTCAGGCGTTTTAAGTTCCCACTTATTCCCGTTGATAGTCGGGACTTTACCGTTGTCAGTACCGTCAGGATTAGGTTCGGGCAGAACTTCGCCATAACTGGTAAGAGTTGCGTGCACCAAGCCACTATTAAGCTCCAAAGTATAGTGCCCGTTAGAAATAGACCCAGAAAAAACATAGCTAATAGCATTGGAGAAAATATCAATTCTTGTGTAACCAGAAGCAAAATATAGCGGGGTTGCGCCCAGTTCAGACCCGGATTCCTTTAGGTCGACCCTCAAAATTACTCTATTTCCTGCCTCAATGCTAGTGATAATTGCCGGAACTCCTTCTGCGAAGTCAACCTGATACTCTGTTTTATGCGAGGCAGCTTTGTATTCGCCCTCGCCAACCTTACTTGCAGTATATGTAACCACGCCATTGGAAACGTTAAGCGGCAGTTCAAATTCTTTCGCTGCATACACCCATTTTTCGTCTCCAACAAAAGCGCTGCCGCTTTTTGGAGTTGCGGACAGTTCAATGATACGGACAAGCATTTTCGATTCCCGATAGTAAGACGTAGTAAATGTGTAAGAGATGCGCCCGTCTGACTTCCTATCAAACACGCCATTCCAATATTCAGCATTATTGACAGTATCAATCAGACGAACAGGAAGATTTTGATAAGGAGTTCCGCCCTTCACAGTTCCAAAATACTCAGCAACTTCTTTCGGGGTACTGCCAAACGCAGGAGTAATGGCATTGTTAGCCGCACGAGTAAACTGAAAACCCTCATACCTGTCAAAGGCAAAGTCATATGTCTCAAACTCGGTAAGCGTCCATGTTTCAGACGTTCCAGAACCGCTAAGAATATAAATCAATCGGGTGAGATATGGGAGGTCAAGCCCCCGTTCTCCTGTAGACGTTTCTGCATCAAACACAATGCGGACTTCATCGTCGGATGCTGTTTCGCCTCCAATAATATCAGCGGTCGTGGAAAGCAAAAGTTGGGAATCGTTGGTAGTAAGCTGTGCATTAACGCCAACAATAAGCCCAGACCCTTTGCTGACAGCCCTATAAAGGTACGTAAATTCGGCAGGGGAGAGGTTTGCGTGCACCGTGTTTTCATTATCCACCGTAGCGGAAAAATTAACAATCCCCTCTGCCGACGTAGACGGAGTGTTAATCTCGATAATCTGCAAACCCCATGGGGCATTAAGATTCGTTTGTGGAATGGGAGGAATTGTCAGCTTAACAATTTTCTGCTTAACGGCAAGTTTGCCGGTGCTATCATAGGTAGTTTCAAGAGGCACGATAATGTTGAAGTCATTAGATGCTTCGCTGCCCCAATTTCCAGCGTTATAGGAGCAAGACGCTGCGTACGTCAGCCCGCGCCCTTCCTCGTAGGTACTGAGCAGGGTAAAAATTGCGTCGCCCGCCTCAACCCACTGATACAGCTCATGTCTTGTAGGAAAGACACCGTTAGGATTCGCGCCATCAAAAACCAAGAAATGAATTTTCTTGTTTGTATCTTCAATTACTTTCAGGCGTTCATCAAGCTCTGCGTCTGCGGCCTGTCTGTCTGCGATTTCCCCGGTCAATCCCTCATTGAGTTTGTTTACCGTTTCACCCGTAATGTTAAGCTGACCCACTACTTTACAAAGCGTTTCGTAATAGCTCATGCTTTCATCATACACAAGCGGGAGAATGGGCTGACAGTAAAATCTCATTTTGTCCAACATACTAACTGTGTCCATAATTTCACTCCTTTACCATACGTTCATAAATTCGGTTGAAAGTTCACTAATCATTCTACGCTCGATATTGATAAGAGTGTTAGCAACGTCTTTCATAAGCTCGATTCTCGCCTTCCCGCCTGCCTTACCTTTGATTGTCTCCGTGGTGTTGGCTTTGCGGTCAGACGTTTCGTTGTGCGATTCGGTGTTGTCGTTCTTCTGGTCAACTAATGCGCGCCGGGCGTAGGACAGGTACGCCATGCCCGCAGCGTCCTCTGACGGCTTCACAGACACAAGGCCGTTCTGCGGCGTGTCGCTGTCAAGGTTGTAATTATCGGCAGTAATCGCGTTATTATTTGTGCTGCCGCCAAGTGACTTGTCGTTATAGTCACCTGTGAACGTGCGGACAAGGTTAGTATCACCGTAGAGCGCTTCAATATCCTCGGCCGTGAAATCACGAATACTGTTGAATGTAGACTTTACAAGCTGCGTGTAGTACGGCGCGATTTCGGCAAGCTGCTCATTCATGTGGAACACCCAGAGCGCTGCTGTTTCCCAGCCAATTTCGCGTGTATAATAATGGGCAAGAATTTTACGGCAAATATAATATGTAGTCGGGCCGTCAACAAATACCCACGGAATTACACAACGTTTGAACGGTGAATCCTCTCTGCCAGTTTCGCCAATAGGAAACATTTTAGGCGCTGCAACGCCAATGATTTCGTCAATCGTCATAGTGGTATCACCGGCCAGAGATTCACAAATGTATCTTACCTGAGTAGTATACAAACTCATTCTTTCGATTCACCCCCGCCGCTATCAGTATTCGGGTCAAGCCAGTCGTTAATTGTATTGCCTTCATCGTCGGAAATACCGGACGTATAAAGAGAGTTAACAGAGACTTTAATATTCAGCCCAAACATTTTGTTAATTTGCTCAGCCGCTTGCTGACGTGCTTCCAGCTTTGACATTCGACAAGCAGATGTGCCGGCAGTCGCCTGTTGGATTTCGTCAGTAACAAGGCGCTCGCGTTTGGAAATCGTAAGATTCGGAACGCCCTGCATTGCCAAAGCCTCATTCCAGATTTCGCGTTTAAGGTCTTGAAGCTCAGCGGCAGTATACGGAACACCCGGATTAAGCACCTGAATATTATTCAAATTCAGGTCTTTGTCACCGAAGATAATGGGTACATTGCCGTCGTACTGCATCATGAGGTTTTTGAACGTCAAACGCTGAGATTCTGGGCAAGTAACAATAACCGGGGTTTTCTGTGCAGCCGCATTAACATCTACGTCACGGTCAATATTCTCAAGACGGTGTGCATAAATCCATGCTTCATAAGCGGACGGAAGCCTCAAGCGGTTATTCCAGATTAGAACTGAGTTTGTATTGTCCAATTTCCACTGATTCTTACCAACACTTGAAGCATACGCAACACGGTTGATTGGAGTGTTGTAGACATCAAAAGGCCCGTTAGCCATTACACGCAACGCAAGATAGCCCTGCTTGTCATAATCTTCTTTGCCCTCAAGCCGCGCGGCCTCTGAAAGTACATCGTCTTTGAAGAACACAGCACAGCCAGTAGAGAACAGGCACAGCTCCAAAAAGCGCGGGTCAACACTAGGCGGGAGGTTTTCCCAGGTGAACAGAGACGTTGCAATCTCTGTTAGCTTGTTGTAGTAAAACTGATACCGTGTAGTGTTGTCATATGCCGTTTCCCAAAACTGCCGCGAGTGAGAGCCTTTAGGGGTTCGGTATGGTTTACTCAAATTATTATCACCTACTTACAGTGAGTTGTCGAGCGAATAGTTGCCTACTCGCGTAAACGGATTGCCGGCTGACAGGTCGATGCAGCGCCAGAAAGTAATGCCCCGGTCGTAAATCTGAACAAGTGATGCAGTAACGTCAGCCGGGGCGCTGCCGGTAAGATTGCATCCGCAGGTCTTAACGTAGTTCCATGCTTTTCTGCCGTTTCGGTTGGGGACTTTAAGGCGGTTCGTCTTATAACCGTACATGGAAAAGAAATCGTCAACTATTTTTGCAAACTGGCCTTGAATACGATATGGCATATAGTGGAAGCCTTGCTGCCCAAGCGCACAGTAAACACTAGACGACTGCTGGCCACGAGCGTGGTTTGGCTGAGTAGAGGCGGTCTTAACCTGCGCGACAAGATTGATTGTATCATTAAGAATATTTGAACTGCCATTGATTGCCGCGCCAGTAATGCCGCCACCAGAGCCTCCACCAGTTGGTGGCTGATATGCGTTCGGGAAGGAAACGACATTTGCCCCGGCTGCGGCAGGAGCAGCCGCAATTTCGCTCAACCCGCCAGTCGCAATAGCAGCGCCAACACGAGCCGCAGTTGAAATAGCTGTGTTTGCAACACCGGCCGCAATCGCGTATTTATTCTGCGCAATCCACGCCTTGAAAGTATCGACGTTCCAAGCGCACTGCGGGAAGCCGCCCATAATCAAGGATTCCTGAAAGTTTGAAGGAAGCCCTTTATAGTTAATAGGAATAGACGCGCATTCCAGATTGCCATTTGCTGCACCAACAATATAGAACATTGGCTTCCTGTTTTCAAAGTATTCATAAGCGTAATTAGCTGCATTGCCTTGAAGATTATCTACATATACGCCGCAGAATGGAGAAGTGTAAAGTTTGTTGTTTTTAGGCTTATAGCCATCAAACGTACCTGTAAAGGGAGGGACGCCATTCATTTTATAAGGCACAAGCCCATCAGCCAAGTCGCCGGTGATTGACCAGTTCGTGAAGAACTTCGGGTACATCGTAATACTAACAATGCCATCGGCTTTATTTGCTTTCGTAGCTGCCTCAATAATAGCGTTTGCTTTTTGAGTGCAGGCTTTAGGGTTAGCCGGGTCATACTCACAAAGATTCTTCGTCAGGCCAGTGTAAATACCGCTATCGACGCCACCAACTCCGCCAGTATAAGCGTCTTTAATAATCCACTTATTATCTTCATAAACGGCTTCCCACGTGGCAAGAATACAAATAGTGTAATGCGATTTCTCAAAAATTTGCGGAAAATAATCTGCATCAAATACGTATTCGCCAAGTTCAAATGATTCTGGAACAAGGTTATCACCAATGTTATCGGTCATGGCGTGCTCACGCTCAACCCAGCACTCTCCAACATTAACATCAAACAAATACGTCTGCATTGGGTCGATAGTGTAATAAATGCGAGAAGTCGTATTACTGATGTACTCGATTTGCGTAATAAACGCATAAAACCATTTTGTGCCGTAAGCAGTATTGCGGAACATCATGTAATTGCAATTAAAAAGGTCATCAGCGGTTTTGTCAAGAGTAATATACGGTCTTGGATAACGCTGATAAGAAACTTTATTAAAATAGAACGCAAGCGCATACGTCGTAAAAGCCGTAGCTTGCTGTTCAGGGCTATCAAACCAAATGGTGTGGTCGAATGACGGTTCAAGAGGAACATTCTTTAGGATGTACACTTCTGAATTTGGAACAATCATCGACATAAAACCACCTGCCTTTAAAAAATTTCCCTCCTACCCACCCGACCACTATTTATAACGCCGTGGCCATTCGTCTGCAACTTAATTACTTAACGGTAACAGTGCACGTTGCTTTCTTAGTGCCGTCAAAAGCGGAAGTAGCAGTAATCGTAGCAGACGTGGATTTTGCGTCTGCGTCAACCGTGACAACACCAGCGGCAGAAACCTTTACGTCATCTGCGCTGCTAGTCCACACAACAGTCTGCGGGGCGAAGTATTCAGTTGCGACAACAGCGGAAAGCGAGACGCTGCCGCCCTTCTGGACAGTCGCGGTGGTCGGGGACACAGTAACGGAAGTAACCGACGGAGTGCCCGGAACGAACAGGACAGAATTGGCAAACGGGGACACAGAGAACGTTTTCCACACATGATAGAAGTAGTTCCAGTAAAGGCCCTGACCGTTGTACTGTTCAGTGAACTGCGTGAGCATATCGAACACCATGAACCAATCCTTGTCCACAATAACTGCGGGGATTGCGTTCAGCGCAGCAAGCTCCGCCTGAGACGGTTCGTTATACGTCGGGTCGCCAGCAAAGATTTCGCCAAGGCGGGCAACGTCGAGGTCGCCAAAGCCGTCAATCAGAACACGGTGGCCAAGGAACTCGGCCTTATCCATGTTGAACGCAGAAGCAAGAACATTCACGTCCATAGTCGCGTCGAACACGGAGTTTACAATCATGTACTGGTCGGACTTTTCGGTGAAAGTGCGAACTGCTGCCGGGTTGTAATCGCTGTTCATGAACGTCAGCTTATTGGACACGCCCTTAACGGTGGTGATAATCGCCTTCGCATTTTCGGCAGTCACGGTCGGGACGGTGACAGGATAAACACGACCATCAAGAATGTGGCGCGCAAGCAGGTACTTCATGACAAGGAATTCGTCGTAGTTAGCGCCCGTGTACATGGAATCAACGATCCGAGCAATCAGGTCAGTCACGCCATCCCAAGACAGGAACGCCTGTTTAAGCTGCTCCTGAGTGACGGTCGCCTTATAGAACTTCTGATAGTTCATGATGTGGAAGGCCGCACGAACATCTGGCACAACGCGCTTGAAAACTTCCTGCTCAGCAATCTCAGGATTGAACTCCTGAACTTTTGCGATATTGACGAAGATTTCCTCAATGGATTCGCCGTACTCAAGAACGCCCTTCTTAAAGAAAGCAATGGGGTTAGAGTACATCTTAGACGTGAGCATCACGCGGCCAATGCGGTTGACCAGAGCGTTCAGGAACTCGTTCTGAAGCGCCGGATAGTCCATGATAATCGCACCAATCGTGCGAATGGATTCAACGTCGTTTGCGTCGGCTTTGGGAACATAGTTACGGTAATCAACCGAAGCGTTATTGCGGATAACATTCAGAATATCCGCAGCGGACGTGGTAAGCGTCCTAATCTTAGGCTTAACAGGCATAAGCATTTACTCCTTTCAAGAAAACAGGTCATCATATTTTTCCGGAGATTCATCTTCATCGGGTTCATCTTCCGGGAGTTTGGGGTCTGCCGGAGAATTCGGAGAAAGGAAGCGGTCTTTGTATTCCTTCACCACATTCTCGTACTTTTCTTTGTATTCGTCGCGCTCCTGCTGCAACTGCGGGTTTGACATTTCGTCGTACATTCCCATAAGGTCAGAAACATCCTTGAGCGTGGCTTCATCGTCGGCCGTGGCATATTTGCCGATAATAGCCTGAAACTGTTCACGGGTTAGCACATTAAAATTCCTCCTTAATAGAATCTTGCGTATGGATTAAGCATCATCCATAATGGCATTGACTTTGACTTTTTAGGGATAGGCTGTGGAGCTGGAAGGTTTGTTAGGTAGGTATACCATTTGTCAGCGTTTGACATACGCAACGCCCGGGTCTGTTCCCACGCAGAAAGATTTGGCCGTTCATACTGCACAAGCCAAGTGTCTGCTAAATCGGCAGGAGAATCGGTAGAATGAATGAACGTTTGCCATGTGGCAGTATATGACGGAAAGTAAGGATTTTGGCCGAATTGAAGATTGTTGTCATACTCATACTTAATCCGATTCAATTCCAAGTCGCCACATTGTAGCGGGTCATCCCAACCGTCCCCCGCCCAGTCACTAAACTTTGTGCGGGGTGTCCATTGCACAAGGCCATAACCAGCATTGGGATTGCCCAAGGCAAAAGTAGCTTCTGTCTGCCCAGGATTCAAACTTGATTCAACTTGCATATTGCCGAGCATACCAGAAACGGCATTAACTGACCAACCAAGAGCACCAAAATAATTCCAGATGATACGCGCATTATTTCGCATTGCATCGGCTGTCATTTTGCCAAGCTCATTAGTATAGTAAGCTACCCACTCTAGCCCCTCAGAGGCCATACTTGCATAATCGGGGAGACAGTAACCACGAATAGACTTCTGGTCTACTCGACGTTCCATCAACTTAACAGAATCGCCGTTATTGCCCTCAATTACTGTAAACGTGTTTCCGTCTACAACGCCAACTATACCGCAATGGTCTGGTTGCCCCTGATTGTCACCAGAACCAGAGTCATCCCAATCGTATTGAATAATGTCGCCCATCTGGGGCGCATAAGCATCGTTTTCTTCCCATCGGTTAATATTCTGGTATAGCGTTACCATGTAAGGGCAATAGGCCGTAGGAAAAATAATACCCGTTAAGCCTAGAGCAATGCCGACATATGAAACGAACACAGCACACCACGGTGAAGCGTAAGTAACGGTCGGGCCACCTACATCTTTTTGGTAGCTATTATAGGCGTCAATTATTTTCTTATAACTGCCGTCGTATTCATTAAGGCCGATGCACGATTGAGCGAAAGTGTAAACTGACGTTCTTAGTTCTTGCTCAGTCATTTAATCGTGAGCGTGTTGATAAGAGACTGCATGACAGAAGTGTTGTTATTGATAGCAGTAGAAAGCTCAGAAATCTCTTCCTTATACTCCTTCGTCAAATTGCTAATCTCTTCCTTGTGGTATTCCTGTGACTTATTGACATAGAAAAACATGATAAGACAACAAGCGATAGGAAAGCCCACGTTTGAAATAAGCTGAACAATCTCGTCCATGCACTTTCACTCCTTTCTATACTACCATTTTATCACATGGCTGCGCTTAAGTCAACTGTGAAAATTTGGAAGAGCCGGGGCACTGGTTAATGCTGGAAGCAAAGTGGTGTTTTCCTATATATACCCCC